GGGACCGCAAAACCTCGCGCGATTTTTATAAAAGTATTATTTTTCTTTGTGTCCATAGGCAAGGATTGCCTATTGCTAGGCAATAACTTCCACCTGTAGGAATAATTTGCCTGCCACTAGGCAAAAATTGCATTTTGAAAAAGTGATTGAAAAATGAACGGATTCGCAAAAAGTGACGCAGAGTTTGCGGTGCAATACAACTGCGCCACAAAGACAATTGCGCGCGCCAGAAAGGCCGGCGCACCGCTCACTGATCCGCAGGCAATGGCGGATTGGTTTGCCGGCCGCAAAAATTCTCCAGCATCGGCTCCGGATATTGGGGGGAAAAGCTCAATGTTGGCGGACGTCAAACTGCAAAAACTCCAAAAAGAAGTTGAGCGATTGCAGATCAGAATCGACGTCGAAAAAAAGAAACTTATCCCGCTGGATGACGCAAGATCACAGATGACTCGGATTGCGTCTGCAATGAGATCGGAGCTTCTTCGTTTCGCTGGAGACGTCCCAAATTGGCAGGGACTTTCGGCGTCGGAGATGCAATTGCGAGTCGACGCTCAGGTCCGATCCATGTGCGAGAATTTGCACGATCAGTTTTCGGAATTGTACACATGATTCGATCGTGGGCATCAAGCTGGAGACCGCAGGACACTAGAAATGTCGGGGAATGGGCAACCGAACATGTTGCAATTCCAAACTCGGCTCGTTCTGCGAAATTCGATCCATCCGCTTCGCCATGGTTGCGAGAGCCTTTGGATTTTCTGTCAGACAACAGGGTAAAGGAACAGGTCTTGATCCTTCCAACCGGAGCCGGCAAGACAACCGTCTTTGACGTTTCAATCCCATATTTGATCTCCGAATCACCAGGATCTGTCCTGTTGAGCATGCAGACAGATTCGGACGCGCGGGAACATATGGAGGATCGATTGATCCCTATCCTTAAAGGGTGCGCGCCGATCGCTGAGATGATCAAGAGCATCGATCGCCATGCGTTCAGGAAAGATGCGCTGATATTGCCTCACATGTCCCTATTTGTAGGCGGTGCAAACAAACAAAATTTCCAGCGCAAGAGCGTCAGATACGTTTTCATCGACGAAGCCTGGCTGGTGAAGCACGGTCTGATTGAAGAAGCCAGAGCAAGAACGCATTCCCGCTGGAACAGTCGAATCGTAATCGTCTCTCAGGGCGGTGAGATGCACGTCAATTTGACGAGCGAGCGGAGAGACTCGGAGCTTTTTGCGGCATGGCAACGAACGGACCGGCGGGAGCTTCACATGGTTTGCCCAGACTGTTCCAAAGAATCCATTTGGTCTTTCAAGAATCTAAAATACGAACGCAGCACCGATCAGAGTGGGAATTTTGATGAGGTTGCGCTGTTAGATTCCGCGGAATACCAATGCCCACTTTGCGAAACAAAATTCGCGGACAAGCCGGAGATTCGCAGGTGCTTGTCGTCGTCGTCGATTTATCGACCCACCAATCCCAATCCAGTCCCACACCATCATGGTTGGCATGCTCCTGCGGTCGCACTATTCCATGAACGGTGGGGGGATCTTGCGTTGTCCTGGACGCGCGCCCAAAAAGCCAGATCACTTGGGGACGATGAACCGCTGAAAATATTTGTCACCAAGAGGTTGGCCGAATTCTGGAGGGAAGAAGATCTCTCTCCTGATGTTGCGTTGGGAGGATCTGGGTATTTGCTGACAGATTACGCAAATGGAGAATTGTGGGAGGGAGAGTTGATGCGCTGCATGACCATTGACCGCCAACGAGACCACAGGTGGGTGATAGTGCGCGCATTTAAGCCTGGCGGAGACAGCAGACTGCTATGGGAAGGCAAGGTGATGACGTCCGAGGATTGCGAGCAGTTGAGGATGCGGATGAAGGTTCGCTCAGACTACACATTTCAAGACGCCCAGTATGAAACGGTCCATGTATATGACGAGTGTGTGCGATTTGGTTGGGTAGGGCTACATGGCTCTCACGAGGATGGATTCATGCACATGCCCCCAAACCGGCCGGCTGTGAAGAAATTCTATTCAAGTTTAAAGCATGCACAAGCGACCGGATCGAAACAGGCGCGTTACATATTTTGGTCGAACGAAAAAGTGAAAGACCTGCTCTCCATACTACGAGCAGGACGAGGGCCTGCATGGCAGACTCCAGATGATGCGTCGGCAGACTACCGATTGCAAATTGTCTCAGAAATTAAGCGAGACATGATCAACAAATCGACAAAAGCGGTCAAACCTACATGGGTGCGCATAAAAAAAGACAATCACATGTGGGATTGCGAGTGCATGGCAATCGTTTTTGCATTGTTCAAAGGCTTAATTGGATCGACTTCGATTTCCGCGGCTAGTTGACATTCCGTAGATTATAGGATGGCCGCACCAGACTTTTTCATTAAATCCCTTTTGCGAATCGCAATAAGCCAAGGGAGGGACGTTTTGGAGGCAATTGTGATGGGGCAGTTTTCGACGATCCAAGACCGCGGCGGGAAAATGATCACAAGCCTTTCGGCGAACGGGAAATCGTTTTCCTTTCAGGTCGATCCAAAGTTATCGACAAGTGAGATCATGGGGATGGTTGAGCAGGCGCTGGAGTATTTTGACGGTTCGTCGCAAGACGAAATACAGGAATACCTTTCAACGAAACCGATAAGGAAAACCCGAATCCGCTTTTGATATATGGCAATCGTTGACCAATTTGGATACCCGATCGACGCGCGTCTGATTAATGCAACCAGCAGGACGACTCGTCGTCCTTTTATCCCTGTTCGGACAGAGGACATCAACACCGCGGTCGATTTCGCTGATTGGCGCACACTTCTTTCCCTTTCGCGTCGAATCTGGTCCAACAACGGGATTGTCAAAGGCGCAACAGTCCAAAAGGCTATGCACTCCATTGGACGAGCCTGGAATCCAATTTTCAGAGGGCAGGATCAAGAGTGGGGAAAGGAAGCCGCGGATTGGTTGCTCCTTTGGTATGCATCCTCCAACATCAGGGGTGAGAATTTTGATTTCAAAACGACCCTTTATCTCAATTCTATTTCGGTCGACCGGGATGGAGATCAGGGCATCCTGTTGACTCAAAGTGAGGATGGGATGTGGCCAATGATCCAGACCATTCCGGCGCACCGGATTGGGCAACGAAATGCGGCCGAGGAAACAGTCCAGAATGGTTACTACAATGGGCTGAAGATCACACATGGAGTGATCCAGAATGATCTTGGCCGGCCGGTCGCGTTTCGAGTTTTGGGTGATGATCCAACAAAAGACAGGGACATCTCAGCTAGGGATCTGATGCTTTCCTTCGATCCAGAATGGGCCGATCAATTGCGCGGACTTCCGATCTTCTCACATGCTTTAAATGATTTGCGGGATGCGGATCAGTCTCAATATTGGGAGCAGCTAAATCAGATGGCATCATCCAGCCGGACGTTGATTGAAACCAACGAGTCTGGACAGGCAGACGTCAACGACCCTGGAATGGCGCTAGGATGCGACACAGGGCCGAATGGGGGCATGGCGATGGAAAGGCTGGAGGGTGGGACGATCACTTATTTCAGGGCCGGCACAGGAAGCAAACTGGAACAATTGGTAAACCTTCGGCCGGGATCTGACTGGGAAGTGTTTCAAGACAGGCTTGCGCGTAAAGCTCTTTTGGGAATTGGTTGGCCATATAGTCTTTGTTGGAAACCAGACGGGCAAAATGGCACTCAGGAAAGAGCCGAAATCGAAAAGGCTCGCACAACGATTCTTGACCGCCAGGAGCTTCTCAAGCCAGTTGCACAAAGGATTGTTGGGTATGCAGTTTCCAAGGCAATCAAGAGCGGAATTTTGCCTGAATACAACGGACCCGATGCCGGCGGATTCCTGAAGTGGGACTTTACCCTTCCGCCAAAATTCAGCATCGATCTTGGGAGAGATAGTGCTGCTCGCCGGGAGGACTACAAACTCGGGTTCAAAAACCTTTCAGATGTAGTCGCAGAGCAGGGAGAGGTTCTAGATCAGCATTTGGACGCGCGTGAAAGAGAGACGGTTGACCTGATCACTCGGGCAAAACGGATCTCTGATCAAACCGGAATCGATTTCGGAGTGGCACTTAGCTTGATCCAGCAAAGGACGTCTAGTGGAACAATTGGAGGGGGTATGATTGGAACTCCGGTGTCTCAGTAGGTTGACATTCAACAATAAGTGAAGATGCAAAAACCTCCTTGGTACGAATTCAAAAACCAGACTGAGACCTCCGCAGATCTCTACATGTATGGAGATGTCGGAGGTTTTGGTGCATCTGCATCTGATTTCATCTCCGCTCTTTCTGCGATGAAAGGAGCGCATGTGAACCTCCATATCAATTCTCCTGGAGGTTCTGTTTTCGAGGGGAATGCGATTTTCAACGTCTTGAAAAATCATCCTGGCGGAGTTACCACATACATCGACGGGATTGCCGCTTCCATGGCGAGCGTGATTGCGCTTGCTGGATCTCCGGTCAAGATTGCGTCGAATGCATATCTGATGATCCACAATCCATGGGCGAGTTTTTCGGGAGACGCAAAAGAGATGAGGCAGGAAGCTGACGTGCTGGAAAAGCTAAAAGAGGGATTGGTCAAAATTTATTCGACCAAAAGCGGACAAACTCCAGAACAGATCAGCACAGCAATGGATCAAGAGACATGGTTTGATGCAGAGGAGGCGGTCGCGTTTGGATTTGCTGACGAAATATATGGCGGCTTGGAAGCTGTTGCAAAAGTCGATGTCAGCAAGTTTTCAAAAGCACCGGACGCATTGAAGATGCGAATGGCCGCGGTATCGGACATGACAATGGCGGTCGACCTTGATGGGACACTTGCTGAGGACACCGGATGGCATGGCATTTCCCACATAGGAAAGCCTGTCGAAGCAATGCTTTCGAGGGTCAAGGAATGGATTTCGATGGGGAAAAAAGTGATCATCTTCACCGCCAGGGCAAGCGATCCGGACGCAATTCCGTACATTGAAAAATGGTTGGAAGAGAACGGGATTGGCGGTCTCAAAATCACCAACATCAAGTCGTCTGCCATCAACGAAATTTGGGACAATATCGCTGTCCGCGTTGAAAAAAATACTGGCAAGCGCATTGGAAAAATTATGGAAAACCAAAACGCAGAATCTATTTCCTCAGATCCGGTAGATGCATTGAAAGTCGAAGTGACCGTTGAGGTCTCTGAAGGCAATCAGCAAGATCCCAGCGCGCCAGATCAGACAATGCCTGATCATCCTTCCGAACCTGATCCTAATCAGCCAACGCCTGATAGTCCTTCCGTAATTATGGCAGAGGCAAAAATTGATTTTGCCGCAAAGCTCATGGAATTGTCGGCCGCGGTTGAATCGCTGAAAACGCAAATCGCGGAAAAGGATGTCGCTTTGAATGCAGCAAAAGCTGAAGCACAGATTTCCGCGGGGAAGATCAATGCGGCGGCAGTGAAGCTGATTTCTGCATCTGGTCACTCACCAGTTTCTTTTACTAGCGGCGAGCCTAATTGCGCGCCGAATGTAGACCTTTTGAAGCAATACAACGAATTGCGACAAAGCGGGGACTCTGCCAAGTGGCTTGATTTCCTAAAAACCAATCGCGCTGAATTGGCTCGATTGAGCAAGTAGCAAACCAACCAAACCAAACAAACACATGTCCAATAATATCACTGGCATCAACAACGACATCATCTCTCAGGGGGTTCTGGATGGTTTCGTTGCCTCAATCCTCCCCCTCACTGTGTTCACCACTTCGTTCAGCGCAGACGCTGCTCAGAGGGGTGACCGCATCAGCATCCCGCGCGTTGGCGCACAGGATGCTGCTGTGACCAAGAGCCCATCCGCGGATTACACCATTCAGGATCTTGATAGCGATGCTGTTCAGATCCAGCTTGGTGAGCCTGTGTATGTTAGCGGCGGACTTTCCGACGTCGAAGTCGCTTCGTCTTCCGCTTTGTCGCTCGAAATCTACGGCAAACAAAAGGGGTATCAGCTTGGGAAGAAAGTTTTCCAGACGATTCTTGCCAATGTGACCGCGGCTAATTTCGGAACGGCCGGTTTCAATGGCGTTCCTAGCGCATTCGACTTGGATTCTGTGATCGACCTTTCGACCGCTTGCGATACGGACAACATGCCGGAAGACATGCGCGCGCTGGTAATCAACGAACTCTTCTTTGCGAATCTGCTAAAAGATTCCGCGGTGAATCAGTTTAATACATACGGGTCCAGCGATCCGCTTCACAACAACCGCATCCCGCGTCTCGCAGGTTTTGACGTTTACAAGTCGACGATCATCCCTGGCAATAGCGAGGGCCTTGTTGGATTTGCCGGTCATCCCTCCGCTCTTGCGGTTGCGATCCGGTATTTGGCACCGCAGAGTCCCACCGCTTACATGCGCGCAGAGGCTCTGACTGACGCCGCCACTGGCATCACGATCGGCGTCCGCGAATGGTATGACGAGGACTCCGGTGTGCTCAAAAAAGTTTGGGAATGTTGCTTCGGTTCTGCCAAGGGCATTGCCAGCGGTCTGAAGCGCATCACCAACGACTAACTTGTGGCCAACTTCTCTTTAGTCCTTGGAGTCTCTAATGGGCGCGCGGAAGTTATTGGCGAGCCTGTCGCTGGATTTGCAGCGAAACAGACATACAAGTCCGCGGTCGATAGTTTTGGCCGGGTCGATGGAAAGCAATTTCAGGAGATCTGGCTTGTCGACACAAGAGAAGGAAGACTTCGCAGAAAGGGTTTTGCACTGAAGGCTGAGGAGTTGATTGAAGCTCCGGCCAAAAAGCGAGGACGTCCACCCAAACAGGTTGACTAGTAATCAACCAACAAACTGAACCCAGGGGGCATGTTAGAGCAATCTGGCATGCCCCCTGTTTCATCCAATTGCCATGAGTGAATTTGAAAACCTGTTGAGAATTGGATTTCGCGAAGTTGTCATCCAAGCTGGATCGACAATCAGCCGCAGTGGACAATCAGCAAAATGCGTCATCTTGCCGGCAATCGAAACACGTGCAATGCAAGCATCTGGATATTTCCCAGAGGCAACCAGCACAATTGAGATGGAACGTGATGACCTCGCAAGGCTTGGACTTGATCTGAAAGCGGTCTGCCAATTAAATGGACGGAGTCTTCGCGTAGTTGGCATCGATGACGATGCAACAGATCCAATGGTTCAGGTTCATCTAAAGTTGGAGCAGCAAGTTGTCGTCCCGAGATGAACGCAAAACTTGAATTCACAGACGCTGGATTCAAAAAAATGATCCAAGAGCTTTCCGCTATGTCTGGACGGACGTTTGATCATGTCATCCAGCTGGAGGCGGCGCGCATTCTGAAGCGGATTATCAGCAAAAGTCCGGCATCTGGAGTGACGCAGAGCCGGAAGATTCCGTTGAAGCAAAAAGCTGAAATGGTGCGAAGCGGATCAAATCGCAGCTTCAAGTTTGCAACCGGAGAAATCATTTTCACGCATCCGGCCTGGGATCGCCGGATCATGTTGGACTATTCAAACTGGAACGACTTCAGCCAGCGCAAGTCGGCCAAGAGGCCATTCATACGCCGCGGCCGATCAATGCATGACATGAGCGGAGGGCGCAAATGGAGCGATCAGCGTTGGCAAAGGTATCGTGAGCTTGAACATCAAATTGCGGTAAAAAACGCAGAGGCAGCAAAGCGAATTCCGAAAACAAAGGGAGTGGCGAGGCAATCATGGTTACAGTCTGCAAGGGATCTCAATCTAGATATGGAGATCATCAAGCCATCTTCTTTTGTCAGGAAAGCAGTCCAGCTTTCACGCACACAATTCACAAACTCCAAGGGAACCAAGATTGAGACCAAAACCAATTTTGCGTTGGAGTTTCAGAATTCATATCCGCAATTCCAGAACGGAGGATATTCCTCCGCGGTCATCAATGGAGCCATCAAGGGAAGGATCAAGGCATTCAACATCGACATGGAAAAGGGAGTCTTTGAGGACGTAAAACGCAGGGCAAAGCGATACAAAGGAGTATTCATCACGACCGAATGAGCGCACCAGATTTGCAGACACTCTACGCAGTTGAAACGCAGGTTGAGGGAGCTTGGAAACAGGTTTTGGCCGGCCTTGGGATCGATGCGTTCACGCAACGCGAAACCGAAAACCTTCCGATCCCGCGGGTCGACGTCCAATGCTCACTGGGCGATTTCACAGGACACAGGGGGGAAATGATGCCAGGGGTTTTCACGCTGGATGCATGGAATGCGACGATCGGTTTTGAAGTAGTCACAAAACGTGTGCAAAACCAGCCTGCTCTACATGCAGAGACTCTGGCAAAGGTCAGAATGGCCGCTGCTTACTACGCAAACAATTTCACGCAGGAGGTTCTGCCATACCATTCGCTTGTCTACATTCAGGAACAATCTACCAGCCCCCAAATCGAGGCTGATGACGATACAGACCGCAGCATCCTTAACTTTTCTGCGATCGTGTGCATTCGTACGAATGCATGGCCGCAGTTGACATGAACCAATAATTAGAAACCCACACTCACATGCCCAATCCATCCGGAACATTCAACGACGGGGGACTCGTTTTCGGGTCCCAGGTTGTCACCATCGACTCTGTTGCCTATGTAGCGGAGTCCATCTCTGTCGATCGCAGTACTAACGTGATCGAGCACAAAAACGAATATGGTGTCCCGACCGGTCAAGTATTCGTAAACCAAATCCAGACCGGGTCGATGACGCTCCAGCTTGCGTCCTCTTCGACCGCGTCTCCTACAATTGGAGATACGGTTGCAATCACTCCCGTTGGCGGGGGCAGTGCGAAGATTTTCTTGATCAGCAAAGTCGGAGAAGCCTTTTCTCAAGATGGCGAGACGAAGGTCACGGTCGACATGCGTGAGCGTCTCAACACTCCCTAACTCAAGACCCCATCTGATCTCCCCAGATGGATCTACAAGAAATCCCAGGGTATAAGGAGGCACTCGCTGAAGAGAGGGAGCTTCGCGGGAGGGTCTGCATTGGCATTCCGTTTGTGGTTTGCGGAGTGCATTTGCGACTGATGACACTGAGGGACTACGTCAATCTTCAGGCGCTCAGATCTCCATTTGTGGCCGGCGGATTTGTCCGCAGGACAGACTGCTTACAGATCCTATGCTACATGCAAACCGCATATCGGGAGCCAAAACGAGGGTTGATTGGAAGGTTTCTGGCGCGTCGAAGAAATTCTCAAATTTTAAAGTCGGTTCAAGCCGTTGAGACAATGGAATTGATTGCTGGAATCAATGAATACATCGAAGCCGTATTTCTTGATTCTCCGGCATCATCAGCTTCGTCCGGTGAATCATCACCAATCGCATCGAGCACTGCGTCGATAATCGACCAGCTAGGGTCATCGTATGGATGGTCAATCGATGAAATGATGGATGTGGAGTTGCCATTGGTTTTCCAACTCTTCCGAATCAGACATCTGATGGAGGGAGGGAAGAGGTCCGCTCTTATCAACAGGAGGAGCAGCAAGGTGATCGGTGAATACTTAAGGACGGTGAACGCACAATGAGTCTCTCCACATCAGTTGGATTCAAACTTGGA